AACTAATAGATATCCAAAAGTTAGATGAAGAGGAGAATCAGAGTTCAATCCAGTCTGAGTTGCAAGACCCCTGAAGATTGCTTTAATCCCAGTGTAGGACTCATGTCCCAATGCCGCGGTGGCACCAGAAGTTGAGTTTTGGTGTGCCGAAAGAAAGAGGGCTTGCCCGCCGACAGTCCCTGTTGTGATTTGCTGATAGACCAGATCAGACTCAAGATCCGCAGCAGCTCTACCAGATGCTAATACCTTCTGTAACTCTCCAGTATCATCATCGACGAATCCCTGTCTAGTGAGCTGAAAGATCGTAGAGTAGGTCTTAACTTTATAGGTTTCTTTTCGATCTGACATAGCAGCTATCTCAGCATCAGCTCCAGGAGCTACTTCTTTCAAGTCAGCTCTCTCTCCAAGCTGGACTCGTTCTTGATCCTTGAAGTTGTCTACAGTTTGACGCATTACGAAAGGATCAAAGGTTTGCTTTCCTCGCATCATCTCGTATGAAGCCATGACTGATTTAGTCATCGCATTTGTCAGCAAATTCGCGAAGTCTGAGCTTACTGCGATAGGCCCGCCTGCAGAGCTACGAGTCTCAAGAACACGTCGTTTCGATGAGAGTAACTCATCATAAACGTTGGCGTTACTCATAGAGGAAACCCCTTTGTAACCAGATCGCTCCAGTGTAATCCGAGCCAACTGAACAAGCGAAACTCTTTCAAGTCCACCGGTGTTTTTGGATTCGTAGAGACCTCGAGAAATCCGGGATGCGAGTGAGTCTTCGATCATTGATCTTTGTTCCTGAATGTTCTTCTTCTCATAAGAAGAATCATGAGAAATTCTCATAGATTTTCTCCTAAAAATTTTGGGTGTCTTGCGAAGTTTTTTGGATCTGCGAGTCTTCATGAGTCTCTTAGAGAGGGATCTCGAAAGAGCTTCCATCATCTCTTCGTCCATTACTTCCTCAGTGTTACTCTCCATAACTTCCTCGACGGCCTCGGTAACTGCGACTTCGACTTCGTCTGCTACCTCAGCTGGAAGGTCAGAAGGAAGCACGTCTGCAGCTTCAGCTGCGACTTCCGTTGCTGCATCTTCGACTTCCTCGGGAACGTTAAGCTCCTCTGTTTTGTCTTCAGCTACCACTTCCTCGTCTTCTTGGCGAGTTTCTTTCAGAGCTTGCTCTTCTTCCTTGTCGCCCATGGCTTGCTCTTCTGTTTCTTCCTCAGTCTCTTCGAGAGCCCTCGCGATCTTTTTCGCTAGGGTTTCGAGATCCTTTGATGAAAGCTTTACTTTCTTTCTCATAGTGTTCTCCCTTAATGGTTTATTCGATTTACTATTCTTAGATCTAATAATACTCTGTCGATCAGCGGGAATCATGACCAAACTGATCTCATATGGCTCCCAATCGTCAGCGATTACATTAATAATATCATCATCATCTTTGGTAACATTTTTTTGTGAATGAATTTCAGCTCCCACTGAAACTCCAGTAATTATTCCTGATTTAATTTTACGTGCAACTTCCTTATCTTCCTTTGTAATTTTTGAAATCTTCAAAGTGGCCATGAGCTTGCCGTTTTCGACCCAAGCTTTGTAGACTGAGCCGAGGGTTTTTGCTACTGACTCACCATCGTTATGATTATCGAGCACTGGAGCGCCTGCAAGGAGACGTTCCATGCGGATTGCATCCTCTGAGATCTCTAGAGATCGATAGAAAGGAACTACTTCTCCATCTGAGTCCCTCTCTTCTCTATAGACGGGTGCGCCTGTGCTCACGACCACGTCTACCAAGGCAAACTCTTCGTTAAAATCTCTAAATGAGGAGGCTCTACTCTCCGTTTTCTGACGTGTTATCTTCTTCATTTGAAGCTTCTCCTTCTTCTTTAGGTTCTCCTGTGATTGCCTCTTCGGAGGCAGCGGATCCAGCGAACACTGCTAAGGTAGAAATGCCATATTGTGCCATCTTATCATTAGAACTCTTGATATCCTGAAGATTCCTTTCAAAATCATATCCAAGAATCGCGTGTGCTTCCCTCATTGAGATCAAATTTGAACCAACCATTTGAGCTAACGCTGCGGATTCGGCTCCAGGATCGATCAATTCTCGGGATGGAGGGGTCCAGTCGATTTGAACTCCATGATTCGGAGGAAGCTTACTATTGACCTCGAGATGACGAAGGATCCAGTCTGATATTTTAAATAAAAATTGAGGTTCGATGATGGTTTTCATAATGTGCTTCAGATATCTATCCATTTCTAAGAATCCCATCCGTCCAGATGAGTAGGAAACTTGGGAATAATCATTGAATATCTCATAGCTGACTCCCAAGGCAGCAGCGATTGACCGAAGGCAGCGTTCTACAAACTTCTCATCTGTAGTTCCGGTTGGCGAAGGGAAGGTGATGTCTTTGCCTGGTGGAAGGTCTTCGATGTGACCAGGTGACACTTCCCGTCCAAGGACATTTGTAGAGCTTTCGGATTCAAGTCCTAGAAGCTCCATTCGTTCCTCTTCAGACATTGAGTAGTTATCCTTGACGAAGGCTGTAAAACTCGCTTGAAGCTTCTGTTGTTTCAGTTTTGCTTCTTCGTATTCACGAAGATCCCATAATTTGATTAAAGCTGGCGCTAACCAGCTGACTCCGTCCTGTTGACCTGGTCTATCGATCCGTTTGATATGGCAAAGGTCGCTTGCTAGCACACGTACAGACTCGAATCCGAGAGGACTCAGAGACATGGCTGCAGGATTCTGAATCTCGAAACTTGTTCCACTCCCTCGACCAGGTTGACCGAAGTTATCGTCGGGATGGTAAGGCCAAAGCCAGTAGGCTACTACTTTATTTTGGGAGTCATATTCGATCCCATTGAAAACTTCGTTATTCTTGGGCCCGAACTCCCCGTTCTTTTGGACATCTAAATAATCGTGTTCGAGAACTTGAAGTCTGAGTTGTCTTCTCTTGATAATCTTCTTGACGAAGACTGCACCATCTCTTACGAGACTCTTGACTACCAAGGCCTGGAGACCTGGAAGGTTATTGTCCTCATCATAGTCCCCATTCGGAGTTTTCATCCAATGATGCAGAAAGCTGTCTGTATTCTTTTTGAATAATTCTGAAGCTGATCTGGAGACAGGCTGTACTCCTCGTCCTACCATATTGCAGACGATGGAGTCTATAACTCTCCGAGCTATCGGATCGTTATCATAGAGGAATCTAGCTTGATCTCTGAGAGGTTTGGCTTGCCAGTGATTTCGAGTGTTGGGAGCCCCTCCTATCGCAAGGGGACGATCCTCTCTGGTGGCCTCATACAGCCGCCTCTCACCCATCTTGATCTTATTATCAAGAGTCTCGAGCTTCTGCTCAAGATCTTTGACCCTCTTTGATTTAAGATTGAATAATCCCATTTATACCCTTGGAGATTTATAAGATAATCGGGATGAATAAGAGGGTTTCTGGAGTCCCAACGAGACAGCCATCACACGAGCCAGCTGCTTCATTTCTAGAAGGCTCCTGTAGCTCACAGTCTTGCCTGAGTAGGTAACAGAGGCCGCTCCTGAGGCTATTGCTTCGATCAGAGCATTGTATTGTTCCATCGTAAAGTTTGCCATTTATTCCTCATCCTTAATAGAATCCCAGAACTCTTGCTTGTCTTCATCATCATAGTGGACACATTCGTACTCGCCTTCTTTATGCCTGTCGATATCCTTGAAGTTGATGGTTCGCCATGGGTCACTTCCTAGCGTTCCTTCGTCTCCAATCGTAATACAGCTGAAAACAGGTTCGAAAGAAGACAGGTAGTAGGTAAGTAATTCCATGAGGTCATCGCCTTTAACGAACGGTTTCATCAGGGTTGCTGCCGGGCCTGCATAGTCCCACATCATCTCAATTACTTCCTCCAGGCTAGAGTTCGATACCTTAGAATGATGCATCTCCTTGAGTCCTGACCTGAGTGATTCTATTCGTCTCTGGTCTTCTGGAGTCTCGGGTTGGCCTTTGTAAACAGGAGGCCGGAGCCCACCACCAAGCGATCCAATCTCATTCTTATCGTACATCTTTCCTTCGTGTCTGGCTTGAATGATCCAGTATTCCAGCATCATCTTTTTGATCTTGGGGATATCAAGCATTCAAAGCATCCCAAAGCTTCTCGAATGAGTCTAAATAAGTCGCAAGCACATCCATTACTTCGATAGAATTGAGATCTGCAGCTTCTTCTTTTAATTTACTAAAGTCATCGGTGAGTTCTTTCGATAAGAAAGCTAGGTCGAGTCCTTTGCTCCAGACTTCCTTGTCTAGAAGATCAGACAAAGAGACCTTGCCATCGTCTTCTTTTGCTGCTAAGAGTACGTCTGTTAACGCATCAAGTAGCTTTACTTGATTCTTGAGGGTTTGAGTTCCAGCCATGGTAGTCTCCTATAATGGATTAAAGATTAATAGATCATATTTGGATTATATATTATGAAAAATTTTATATCGCAAAAAGCTCAAGAAGAAAAGACTATCTTAGGAATCGATCCTGGATCTCTGAAGCTTGGATGGGGATTGATCTCTTCGAAGAGAGGAGTGATGAAGCTTCTTGATCGAGGATTGATTGTCGCGAAGCCACAGAAGGCTCCCTATCACGATCGCCTCTCCTATATCGGGAAGGAACTCAGTGAGATCGTCTCAAAGAGAAGACCTACTGAGATCATCATTGAGGATCTCTATATGAAGTCGATCAATATCAAGACTGCCCTGACGATCGGAAAGACATATGGATATGTTTGGGCTGTTTGTGAGAAGGCTTCACCTGAATCTGTGATCATGAATATGCATACCTCGGTAGCTCGAGGGTTACTCGGTGAGTCTCGATTTTCAAAGAAGGAAGCGATCAGATATTCGGTGTGCGGACATCTCAGAATGGCAGAGCTTGAGCAAGAATCGCTTGATGTAACTGACGCCTTGGCTTTGGCGATAGCTCGATCGATCGAGACTCGAGGAAGTTTTTTTTAAAAAAGTGAAATTTTTTCACAAAAAAAGCTAAAGTTCTTCGGAAACCGGTCGATAAGATAATATAAACAGGGAATCCCCGGAGGTCGCAAGAGTCCCACCCCCCCTGCGCAAAATCTGAATTTACAAAAATTATCAGTAATATCAGTAACTTACACGACTCAATTATTTTTATGGGGTTTTGAGTGATCTCTAGTGAGCTCTGAAAGGTGTGTGTTTTTAATTGCACATTGTAACTACCTAATATCATTATAAAAAATCGTGAATTAAAGTTTTTTGATTTTGTATCGATAACATATATAGAAGTAATTGAGGTTAATGATTCACTAAAGAGGCCCAAAATGAAAAACCAACCAACCATCCGATCAATACATGGCAAATTGATCAAGCAAGGCAAGCAACTAGGGAAGGTCGAGACCTTCATCAGAACCTACTCTAAGAAGCTAAGCCAAGAAGAGCTCAAAAGAATGAGCATCCTGTTTAAGTCATACTGCGGCAGGATCGAGGAAGTCCGAGACTTCGACGAAAGCCAACCCCACCTTAGAGGTCGGCTTCACATTCTAAATCAAAGCGTCAACCAAGTTGGCCTTCTGATTAAGAAGACCCTCTCAGAAATCAAGTCATTCGAAGACATCGAGACCCTGAGAGTCAAGAGCACTATAGAGTATCTGAATAACCCCGAAAGCTGCGAAGTCTAGGGGATTCAGATTTAGGATTAACCAACTTTGAAATGAGGTACACAATGAAAGACTACACAGGCAATCTAAACCACGACTTCTTTATCTACTGCTGCCTAGAAGGCATCGAGAAGGCACGCAAGGAGTCAGACCTGAGTGAAGCTATACGACTGGTAAATGAGGCCGAGAGGCGTGCGTATGAGCATCTCTCAGAGAGTGAGGTCGGACTCAAGCTGGTAACAGAGAAGATCTCCGAATTTGAAAGGTATCTAGCAGAGACTTTCACTGAAGAGAATATGTAGAAGTAAGGGTCTGTAATCACTTCGGTTTTTGCAGACCCTAAACTTTAAGATCAAAAGTGTCGTTCACACCTGTGAGAGGTGTGTGTGTGTTAAAAAAAAAGGGGGTCATGGTTGACTCCCTCTCAATAAAGCAACCCCTGCCTCAATCGAACTCTCGATAATGATATTACCCCAAGCCTCAGCAAAGGCCAGTCCTGCATCAGACATCGATTTGATGACCTTAGAGCGAGTCTTCGGATCATTGAGGAATTGGGTATAAATCGGGAATTCTACTTCCTCCCTTCCTGATAACGAGTTCCCAAAGCCGACTGGATAGTCATGTCTGATGAACATGTAGTAATCATCTGGAGCTTTGGCTGTTCGATAGTTCTTGTTTGGTCGAGGGTGATATCCGAATCCTTGGAACTCCGTTCCCTTCTTCCCTCCCTTTTTAATATTACCAAACATATTGATCGTCTCGGCTCCGTAGGCTACCCAACGGGTTGGAGCACCGAAGTGCTTGTTATATGGATAGGCTTTGTTCTTATCACGCTTGAACCACTTGATTGGATAGTAGAGCAAGGGAAGGTTAGAGCGTTCTCTATAGAGGATGACTATCTGTTCTCTTTTCTTGCCTCGCGTACCAGACGGCAAATCGGAGTCGCGTTGAACCTTCTTTTGAGTAAGGAACTTCTTGCCGATATCGCTCATCTGAGCAAGCATGTGTCGATGGAAGGTCTGGTAAAACACGCTTTGAAGAATCAAAGCTGACTGCCTTGCTGGACTCAGATTCTTGAGGGTCTCGATCCGCTTGACCTGCCTTTTCTCTTTGGCAGTGAGATCGGATTTGTTGTAATCCCCATCGATGATCCGTTCTTCTACTCCAGTTAATCGAGCAAGATCAGTGAGACTTGTCGCGCCGCCTTCCAATATCAGAGTGTTCTTGCGAAGGTACTCAGATAGCTTTTGGAACTGACGTGCTGACGTTTTCGATGGCATGGTACACTCCCCTTGTCCTTGAATTTTACCAAATCTGGACTTGCTTTTCTCAGAGATCGACTTTGGATTCAGAGAGTTGATCGTTTACGGAAGAG